TCCTTGTAGCCGACGATCTTACCGGCTTTAGTGTACGGATAGAAGTGGCTGATGATGGTCCCATCCGAATCGTATGCCACTCGGACACCATAATGGGCGGCAATATTCTTTCGGATATTCCTTTCTTGGAACCCACGGACATCGTACTGATTGATGTCGTCCAATTCGAGGGTACTAACTGCATCTTCCTTCACCGACTTCTTCGTCACTTTGGTTTCACCTTCTTCGTCAGAATCGATACGTGAGCCTTGCCCACATGAAAAACAATGGCCCCATTCATCTCCGTCTTTGTAGGCAAAGGCGTCTGATGAGGGGCACTTGGGGCATGCTTCGTAATGCCACCTGCTCATTGGTTACTTCTCCTGATTCAACTTCTCACGACGGCGTTCAACCGCAGCTGCTTTACGGCGTTTGGCTTCGAGCCTCTCCTGAGCCAGCTTAGCTTCCAGGGCTTCTTGTACATCGGCTTCTTCATCTAGCAGCTTGTCTAGATCGCGTGGATTGATCTTCATGTTTCAAATGGCGGATTAGATAGTACGGTTCGAATCAGGGAAGAAACCTCAACTCCAGGGTAGTCTTTTGTGATCCAGCGAATGGCATCGATACGCTTGTTGAGATATTTAGGCAGACCCCAGGTTTTATCGACCTGGGTCAGAGCATCTAACTTGTGTAGGATGTTGGCTTCAGCATATGATAGGATCGCCTGTGTCTTACACATCAATACAATCTCAAATGCGAAGCATTCTTTGGGGTATTCTTTCAGTAGATCATTGATATACTCACTGCTAGTGGTGTAAGTCTTCCAATCAGAAGGACCATAACGTTTACGACCTGACTGGTTGGTCCTATGGAACTTCTTCTTACCAATATACTCTTCACCAGTGAGTAGGAAGGTTACCCGGTAAATGAATCCGATGTAGTCGTCTGGGTCGAACCCTTCGTGGTTCCAGGTGAGGTTTTTCCAGTGTCCGTAGTCTTGCATCGTGTAGGTCTCTTTGTATCCATATAACAATTGATATGTAGACTGTTCAGCTGCACCATGTCCGATACATCCCTATCCTTATGGAATAGATAATCAGCTTCGGGTACTGTCCAGGTCATCTTGCGAAGTAGCTCTTCCTCAGTCAATGGCCGGACCTCTTCAAGTGTTTCCCGAAGGATCAGACAATTGGCTGAGTCAAGGAACCTCTTGTATCGGGCTTCTTTAGTGGTCTCACCAGAGTTTGGTAGACGACCACCAACGGTCCATTCATGGATGATTTTGTCTTTCATCCCGCTGAGTCGTGTATTATGCAGTAGCCTTGCAGCAGTTGTATCACCAACCCCTTTTAGACCAGGGATATTGTCGCTGGACATGTCCCCTGATAATAACTGGCGACACATAAAAGTGAAGCTTTCTTCCGGTGATACGTAGTAGAACTCTTCTTTCTTGAAGTTGTAGTGCCATCCAGGGATCATGTTAAGATCCTTGTCAATGTGACAGACTACCGGAAGCCTACCTTCCTCAAGAGCTTGATAGGTGTAGATAGACACGTAATCATCAGCTTCACCACCGTGACTCTCAATGAAGTTCTTTCTGGCATATGAATACAGCAACTCGACTCGGTCAAGGACTTCGGGGTCCATTGAGGATCGTCGGTTTGCTTTGTATTCGGGATCAACTGAATACCGGAAATTGTTATCACCCTTGATAAACACATGGGCTTCACCTACTTCAGTTTCGAAAATGATCTTCTCTACCCTCTGCATCAGGGTTTGCTCAGCCATCTTTTGACTGGGACAGACCCATGCGGTAGAGTACATCAGTGAATCACAATCAATCAGGGCAAGATCGAACTCCGGGATGTCTTGCTTACGTTCTCGATCGATGAACATCAGTTTACTCATGGATTACTTTCTAAATATTGTTTAGTGTACTTGCGCATAATTGTTCCCGATGTGTGCATCACCATTCATGCAGTGTACGGCGAACCATTTAGGTGCCTCAGTGAATGCTTCAATTGCCAGAGCCTTGACCTTCTCCGCATACTCAGGTGGGCACTCGACAGCCAACTCATCATGGTAATGGAGTAGCCAGTTGAACGGGATACCCAGGTCGTTCAGCTTATCTTCCAGCCAAACAGCAGCTGCTTTACAGGTAATACCTTCGGTAGTCTGCAGCCTGTAGTTCAATACCTGATGCTTAGACTTGACGAAGATGATACGACCGTCGATACTACGGATGTGGGCGTTCTCTTCACCGAACCTCTCTTTGGACCTGTTGAATTGCTTCTCGAGGTCATCCTTCAACTTCTTCAGTCCAGGGATACTGTTGCTGAACTTGTCGATAGCTTCTTGACCGAGTTTACGGTCTTTGACTCCACGTAGGATCAGGGAGATTTTCTCTGGACCGGCTCCAAATAGAACAATATGTTCAGGCCCGCTCGTTAAACGGACCCCGCATTCTCATGCAGCTGTATGTCACCATACAGATCAGACTATATCATACCGTGGCTGGCGGTCTCTGCGCTTCCGGGTACTTACCCGTACTCCCGTGAGGGATAGTCGTTGCACGTTCTAAATAACTGACTGCTCTTTTCAGTAGCTCTATATCATCTTGCATTAGGCCAAGTGCTCTGTTGCAATTATGACACAGCATACCTCTTACTACGCCCGTAGTATGGCAGTGGTCGATTACTAAACCGGAATCATATCTTGTAGCATCCATAGTGAATCCGTCAGATCCACATAAGTCGCATACACTAGTTGCAATCAATTGATCAAAGCTGATACGATCGAGACCGTATACTTTGGCGCGCTTCTTATCTAAGTTACACTGTTTAGAGCAGTACCTAGATGCGGGACCAGACATAACGAAAGTAGTGGTACACCACTCGCATTCTTTACTGAATCTCCTTGAAGCTTCACGCCCGATATTACCTTCTTGTCGGTTAAGATCGGATACGCATTCACGACACCGTGTTTGGTTATGCACGAAGGGCTTGAATGATTTGCTGCAACTGATACAATCCAATTGTATTCTCCTTGTTATTTAGCTTCGCTCAGGATTGACTCTTTGAGTTATCCCCTGAGTTCACAGAGTTTTATATGCGCCTCAATTTAACGCATACAGGAAAGGTTTGGCAGTATCTCGCTCTTCCTTCGGTGTCAGGTTGGGTTTCATGTAAGGGACCAGCACGTCAGCATTCCGCCTATGCACATCCCCTGCAATCACTTCATTCGTGAACGATTCATCGCCGATATCGTGGCAGAGTCCTCGCATCTGGTTGCCGGCACTATCTGCACCAACAACAACCCACCCTTCCGTTGGAAGGAGGAGAGAGCGCATGTCATAACCGAACCCTCCAGCCAAACCCTTAACGGGTGTCCCGTCTTTTGCAGTCTGTACCTTCGGTAGATTAGCAATAACCTCATGGCGACAGCGGAAAGTGGGTGTCCCAATGGTCCACATACGACCGTGTAGTCTACCGTCGTATTCAATCGATTTGAGCCATCCATTCAGGACTCCGTGTCTGTTGCTGATTGTACCGTACTCTGACACGCGCAACCCTATCGGGCCGAGCTTTTCAAGAGAGGATTCAGTAAGTTTAGGTGATGTTTGTACAAAGTTTCGTCCGACCTTCTTGACGTTCCAGTCATCTGGCACCCACCCGATACTGTACAGCCATGCTTTAAGTACCTTGTCGGAGGATAGACGGCCCTGCTCGAATTCAACTCTCGAAAAGGGACCATCAACCGTGCGATTAGATAGAGCGTCAGAAGGATCAATAGAAAACCAACGGGCAGTTGAGAGAGCATACTCACCATTCTTCTTGTACACCGGCTCTTTGTGCTCGTCAGCCTTATCAACCTTCATGCACACAAGACCGATCTGCGGGTTGACCTCATCCTCGATCTCTTCCATTTGCTTCTCAAGGTCAGCAAGGAGAGCTCTTGCAGCTGGTTCGTTAAATCGCCACCCACGATGCCTGATCTTGGCTTCAATGAGTCCGAATCGCATCTCAACCCACAGTCCCTTTTTGAATAGAGGGTTGATCTTGATTGTACTCTTTGCTTCCTCAACCAGTTTATGGTAGACCTTGACATTCAGTTCTACATCACGGATACCGTACTTCAGCATCTCCTGACTGTACTTACTGAAGTCATCGAACTTGATCTTGGGGAATCCTAGCTTGGCGCCCCATCCTTCCAGCCCATGCAGATGCCCTCGCTTGTAGCGCAGGGTCTGTGACATAATCCAGGTATCATAGATAACGGTAGCCGGGTTAGGCTTCCATCCTGTAAGATGTTCCAGTACAGGGATGTCGTAGCCGCAGATGTTGTGCCCAACCAGGATGTCTGCATTGGACAGTGCTTCAAGACCTTCCTTGATTGAGGGGAGAGCATTGTCATGATCGGAGTACTGCTTCTTTTCTCCGGTGATCGTGTCTTCCGTCATGATCAACCAGAGTGTATTGACCTCTGGGTATAACCCGTTGGTCTCGATGTCAAACACAAGAGCCATTATTCACTCTCATCTAAGCATACCGCCTGTAGTTCCACTCCAAAGACGTTGGTATAGAATGATTCCAAGATACGGGCCTCGACTTCATGTGCATCGAAGAAGTACGATTCCACCGAGGATTCCCTGTCATGCTTGATCTTACCAAAGCTTTGCGGGTTACGATTGGTGATTGATTGCATTGCATGTACCATCTCATGGCACACGACTTCGACGAATTTAACTGAGATGTATTCATGACTGAGATCACCTGCTGATTCATCGTCTAACGAGGGGTCGTTAATGTGAATCAAGATACGATCGTCAGTGCTGATTGTAAGACCGAATTGATTGGGGTCAGCAGCCTTACCTGCTTCTACTCCTGCGATTGCTACATGAATGGGTTTCTTCGAGGGACTCACCTTGAAACGTTCACAGTAGTCGTGAAAGATACCGATGAAGAGATCTTTGATTATTGTATCGATCGGTCCTAGAAAAGCAGTCGATAATGTTATATTAGAAGGGAGTCTCTTTCTTTTCGCTGTCTGCGTCTTTGTCGATGATGAAGACATTGGGGGATCCTAGCTCTTTAAGTTCCCTCGCCATCGCAGAGATCATATCGGACATGCCTTCGTTGTTTGCCCTGAGACGCTCGATCACGATGAGAAGGTAGTGGCAGTAAAAGCCGAAGCCGATTAAGGCCCAGGCCAGAATTGGAATATCCATTCAAACCCTTTCGACGCGGACACCATGATCGGACAGAAAGTATACACCATCAGCCACAGAATGCCTGTCATGGAACACGACTCGACGAATACCTGCTTGGTAGATCATCTTGGCGCATTGCAGGCATGGCTCCCTTGTGCTATACAGCGTACATCCTTCCGTACCGATCCCCATCCGCATCATTTTCCCCAGTGCATTCGACTCTGCATGCAATACTTCAGGGAGTGATTCCATATATTGATCCCGCATGATATTACTTGATCCTGCGGGTGTACCGTTATATGAGAAGGAGACGATATTACCGTTCTTAACAATTACACAACCGACCTTTGTTTTCAGGTCATATGATAGATCGGCTGCCTTCACGGCAATATCCATGAAGAATATATCCCATGATATTTGTTGCTTCATGTCAGCGTTAGGTTCCGGCTAGATCTTTGTTACAGGTGTTGTATTTAGCGTACTCATATAAAGCATTATGCTTTTTACCTGCTGCCACAGTCATATTATAATAGTCCAAGGACCAGTATAAAGCAAGACGTTCCAGCATATATTTTAGCTGGCCAATTTCCTCTTCCAACTTCTCCTTATTATTGTATCCGCTATTCTCCATCCCAAATCGCTGGATCTTGGTGATGGCCTGAATTACCTCAGCACATTCCTCAATCGTGATTTCTGGGATCATCAGATTCATTGAGCTTCTTCTCCAGATTATTCATATAGACGCAGGCCATAGCGAATGGAATCTCGCTGTGCCAATAGATGAGTGCGGCATCTAGGATTTGCCGGTTCCACATGCGACCCATGAGTAGGTCCTGGATGTACTCATTCTTGGTCATCGATCTGCTCCGATGCTACGATCAGCATGTTATCAATAATATTGGCCCAATCGTTTAGATGATTCAAACGGTCTTCGATATACTGTTCGGCCAGCAATTCAATGCGATCTCTGACTTCGAACACCACAGTAATCATCGTCTTCATATCAGTCCTTTACTAGCTTTCGTAAAGCCCATGCTTTTCTAAGTGCCTCTCGATGGGATTCAGATAGCGGTTTACCTTTCTTAGTGGCAGAAACTTTTCTGCAACCCCAGGTGGTAATGGTTTAGGGACGCCCCCTATATAACCTATCTAATAAGTGCAGTCTGTTTAGCCGCGCAAGTTATTTGACACGTTATAAAATGCCCCGCGAGTAGCTGCCTTCAGTTCCAGCAGGAGAATGGTCTCTAGCTCATACATCTGTTGGGTTGTCCCCCAGGCTAGGATAGTCCGAATGAAATCGTCAGGGCGTTTCTCGTACTCCTCGTTCATGAGACTACTTGAACAGACGTATCCGTCAGTGACAGTACCGGTGTGGTATCCAATGTACTTACGATCGGTTTTGGTATCTACCCACATGTACAAGAAAGCTTCACCTGATTCATCTTCGCTGACGAGGTCTTTAATGTTGACGTCCCTACCGGTATCTCCCTTGAGAAACCCTTCCCAGAGCTCCCAGGAGTATGACAGCATATGGTTTCCCTTGGGACTCTTCCAGAGCACAACGAAGGATGGTTTACCTTCGTTCTCCTTCAGATGGTCCTGTACGGACTTATTCCAGAGACCCTTGTATTCCTTCTCTCCGACCTTGATCCCGATAGATCGACGTCCCTTGGCATCTCGGGTTACTTCGACAGAGTCAACAGTACATTCGAAGATGTCGAAGTACTTCTCGCTGCCGCTCACGAAGTGTTTGACGGTCTTGATTAGATTCATTCAAAGTCCTTGTCTACCTGAATACCGTGTTGTCGGAGAATCCAGCCGACGGTCCTTGGTAGAGTGTATGTACCGTCTTGGTCCACCAACTCGAGATGGCTCTCTAGTACGAACTCGAACCAGAGACCACCCTCATGTAGGTACTCGTCATCACTCTTCCTCATGATGTATTGCTCGAAGAAACCGTATTTGGCATACTTATCGATGCACACTTCTGTATGTAACCCGGTGGACGGGTCGAAGTGGTTATGCTCGATCTGCCAGCTGTATTTAGACTTCATACATGATCCTCATGCGACGAGCCAACCACCAGAACCCACCCTGATTCTCGGGCCGTGCGATCTTTTCGGCATCGAAGAACTGAACCCGACACCAGACGCGATTGTCAATGTCGTGCTTCAGATGGGGAGCATTAGCAGGGCTGCTACAAATGTGCCAACCAGGACGATAGGCGTAGCCTTTAGTTGGGTGATCTTCCGCATGGTACCATTCTCCGTGGACAAGCTTCTGCCTACGGTTGAT